CCGCCGAGGGTTAAGCTGCCTGAGCTAGTCACTGTGCCGGTCAGGGTAATGCCGTTGACCGTACCCGTACCGCTTACGCTGGTGACGGTGCCTCCAACTTCTGTTGGGTTGGCGTTAAAAACCGCAGCGCCTGCGCCAGCACCGTCTGTGACCACCATAACCTTAGAGCCGTTGGCTACGTCTACGGTCGCCCCTGAACCCTGCTTGATGGTGATAATCTGGCTACCGGTAGTAGCGTTCTCGATCATCCACACTTTGGATACAGTGTTTGGCCCTAGCGTCACTTCTCTGGTAGCTGTAAGAGATACGGCGGAAGTAATCTTCAGGTAGAAAGAACGGCTGTCATCAGCACTGCCATCAGGCATCGTGAAAGTTTCGTTAGCATCTGCTGCTAACTGCTTTGTGCCGTAGCTAAAACCGTCTGTGATTAGCTCAAGGTTGGTGTTTGTACTCGTACCCCAAGTGCCGCTCTCGTCACCTGTGGCAATCTCTTTTAATCTTAGATTGTTTACATAAGTAGCCATCTATATCTCCAGTGACTATAACGAAGCATCGCCTGTTGCGGCGGGAACGCTGGTTGCATATATCTTGGTGCTTTGTTTCAGAGACAAAGACTGACCACAATCAGAACAAGTATCCGCCTCCAGCTCAGACTCATCAAGGTCAAACCCGCAATTTGCACAAACTATCTCTATTTCATGCTTCGGATCGATCCCACCATCTATGCTTTTAGCTTCATTCACCTTTATCATGCGGCTATCTCCGTCCAAATTGTACCCGTAGTAGGCGTTATCTCTGACCAACTGGTGCCGGGGTTGGGGACTATTTCTCCCCATATCAATACGTTTCCTACTTCTCCAACAGCCTGTACCCCAGTCGGGTACACTTTTGCCGTTCCTGTTTCTGTTGTCGATCCTAATCCAGTAGTTCCTTGAACCCCTGTAACATTAACTTCTATTACAAGGTCTACCGTGGCCGTTCCTAGCGCCGTCGTACCCTGTACGCCGGTGACATTTACTGTTGCAATACCAGTAACAGTCGGGCTTCCAAGAGCTGTTGTGCCCTGAACTCCGGTAACTGCAACATCTACCGTGGTTACTGGACCCGCTATACCTAGTTGGCCGGTGCCTTCGACTCCAGTAACCGCGACAGTAGCATCTGCTTCTACAGACGCAGTGCCTATCTGACCAGTCGCTGCATTGCCTAATACATCAATCGCGCCATCGCCATTGGCAACGACATTCCCTAACGTAGTAGTCGCCTCGACTCCTGTTACAGATACCGAAGCACCTAAACTCAGTGCCGCTGTGCCTAACGCAGTAGTTCCCTGTACGGAAATACTGCCCTCGCCAAAAGCAAAATCGCCCCATCCTGCGCGACCCCAACCGTCTAAGTAGACGATGGCATCCCAAACGGCATAGTTGGCAATACCTGTGGCGCTTACGCCTGTTACAGAGACCGTGGCGTTTGCCTGCGCCGTTGCAGTACCAAGTCCTGTAGTACCGCTGACCCCTGTTACAGATACCGTAGCTGCGCCAGAAACGGCTACGCTTCCTACCTGCCCAGTACCCAAGGGCAAAGCTGGGCTATTGTTGCCCCACTCTCCGGCACCCCAAGTGCCGTAGTTCCACCCGCCTAATGGGACAACAACGTCAGCCATTTAGCACCTTCTACGCAATACGAATTATCGCGTTACTAGCGTCCGCAGTTGGGAACACAATAGTAAAATCACCTGCGGTAGACGTTTTATCTGCACCAAAATCAAGCACAGCCACGGCCTTATTAGACTGAGTGCTGTTGTAAATCAAAGCCCCTCTGGCAGTAATAGTCGCAGTTGACCAAGTAGTGTCGTTGAAATCAGTAAAAGCTGTAGTGCCAGAGCTAGTGGGCGCTACCGCAGTCAATGCATTTCCACCCGCAGTGTAGCCTGTGCCAGACACCTCGTTAGTCACGCTGTACGCTGTAGTCGTAGCATCCAGAGTCGCAGAGCTGGTGTACAACGCAATGTACATGCTATCCGCAGTAGTCGCACCACGGGTTACTGTAGTTCCAAATGCGTGTATACCGTTAAGAAGCTCCACTTTGAAGCTTGTACACATTGCTTGAGTAATAGCCATAAGGGGCCTCTCCTATAATTTACGGATTATGTTGGCCAACTCATTTTGGCCTTGCTTTTCGAGTTCTGCACAAACAGTGGTCCTATCTGATTTGATGGCCTCTTTCATGTAGAACACTAAAACCTGTCTAATTTGTTCTTTGAATACCAGAGCCTGCGCTTTGACCTGCTCATCAGCAGTGTCACTCACAGAAATTAACTTTGCCAGAGCGCGATCTGCTAACTCTTCTGGCGTCCACCCACGATTACTGGTGGTGTGGACATCTACCTTAAAGCCATTGTCGAACGTCGTCTGAACGCCTTGGATCATGGGCCGGGACTCTCTGATTTAATAGGTATCCTAATCATGCCATCACGATATTCGTCACGACGACGGCGGCCTTGTTGCTCAATTCCCAGACCTTGGACAGCCTGCTGATAGCTGTTTTCAAAGTACTGCATCATGTCAACAGGACCTTTGGTGTAACTATACGCCTGAATAAGAGTGGCATAAAGCAATGCTTCAGGAGCCTTATTACTTATCCAAGTTGTTGTATTCGTTGGGGAAAGCTGTGCCGGTCTGTAGATATAACCCAGCTGCACTGAGTAAGTCGTGCTTGGTGTCGGCGCTATACAAAAGTTGCTTTCATCCCAAACCGAGTAATACTTTGGTACTCCGGTTTCGGTAAAATCAGGCCAATACTCTTTAATAAAAGAATTGTCCCTAAAATCCAAAAATATCTGATCTCCTGCTGCATCAGTAAATATCAGGTATCGATGCGTCAATATGTCCGATGGCATTGTCAAAAAACGATCGCCACTGGTCATAGAGGCAGTTGATTCTTTCTTAAATACATCGAGGTCAATGTCCCTAAGAATCCTGTTCTCGGCCATTGTGATGAATGTATTAATCACACTGTTAGAAAAAACATTACTGTCCACCTCAGTGTAATTTCTTATGTTTGTCACTAACTCATCGTATGTCATGGCGTCACCACGGTAACATTGCCTATTTCACCTACTCCTTCCACCGCTATCGTGGACGGGGCAGGCTGCATAGAATTTGGTATCGTCTCGAAAGGAGTGTCTCCTCCTGCGTTGTTGACAACGACAGTCAAAGGTTCAGTCCTATCTGGCCTCGGATTGGTTAGTGCTATTGCATCGCCTCTATATTGCAGAGGCTCAATCTGAGGTTCTTTTGGCTCATAGTCTTCAGGGCAGACCATAAACCCTTTCCAGTTCTTTTTTAGGTCCAGATAACGGTATCTTCTACCGCAGTAATCACACAGACCGTAGGAAAATTTGCCTGTTGCCGTAGCCATCTCAATACTCTATCTGAGGCACAAAATGGACGCTGGCAGTATCCCTGTCCTCCAGCGCGGCTTTTTGGAAATCTTCCTCATAAATTTGTTTCAAAAGTCCTACTCTGTCCGGCGCATATTTCAGAGAAAGCATGTAGGCCAGACCAGAAGCCAAACAAGGCAAAAACCTGAAGTTCACGTCACTTGTATTAGTGTAATCACCGGCATCTTGTATCCGTCGAATCCGGTAGTAAACCAAGGTATAGGCTTTGTCAGATGTCGGATACAAGTACACAGTTGGAGTAGTTGTTCTCTCGACATAAAACTGCGATGGTCTAGCCTTTGTCAGCTTATTGGGCAGGTCTAAATACTCTGACCGGCCTATCCTATCTATGCTGATGTCCTGCTGCTGGCCGTTTATCGTGTCTCGTATCACAGCAGAAAGCACGTTTACCGTATCAGGTCCCGGCGCAATTGTAGTCGTGCCGTCAGCCAGTACAGCAGTAGCCTGCTCAATGGTCCAAAGATTAAGGCCCCTGTTAGCCCAATCCGAGAATAATAAATTCAAAGAACGACGAGCTGATGACAGCTGATATCCAGCTGTCATTCTCATGCCGCAACGCTCAAACGCCTCTTCTATGAGGTCGTCGATGTTGAGATCAAATGTCGCTGTTCCAGAAGTGGCCATTACTTACACATACCGCCTTTGCGATAGCCTTTTACCATACCGCCGCCCATCATCTTTTTCTTTTTAGATGCAGAGCCACCATATTTCATGGCTTTAACACCGCGTCCCTTCAGGACGTCAGCCTTGGTCACTTTGCCGTCTCCTGTCAGATCAGGGAACTTGCCTTTTTTCTTAGCCATGCCGCCCTTGGCCATCATGACTTCAACCTTTGGGCTAGGAGAAGAAACCTTTTTGTTACGAGGTCCAGAGCCTACGCATCCACCACCTCGAGTTGCCGCACCCATTCCACGTCCAGCCATTTTGATTACCTCACTCGTCTATGACGTTTAACTTTTTTAGCAACCTTTTTAGGCTGCGCCGAAAACTGTTTACCCTTCGCAGTGTCCGCTCGCTTCTTGCGGGTGGTCGCTGCATACTCTTTGCTGCTCATAGACTTAATGGCCTTAGCAGGCAGATATCTTTCGCCTGTGGCTTTAGGTCCCTGTGTGGAGGGCTTACCGCTTTTAGTTCTCCACTTTTGCTTAGTCCAAGCTTTTAGCGATTTCTGGGGCTTTTTAAGAGCCATTAGTCTTTGTAGCCCCCGCCTTTCGCCTTGTACTGTTTAGCCAACATCTGGGCTTTACGCGCTGACCATTGACCGGGCTTACCGCCTTTTCCTCCAGCCTTTATTTGATTAAAAAGCTGTTTTCTCATAGTAGGCTTCGTGTAGTTGCCTGCTTTGTTTACAGAGGACTTACTGACTGCGCCTCCGGTAGCCTTTCGGACTACCTTCTTTTTTGCAGCCTTCTTCCTTACCATTTTTTACAACTCCAGTACCGCGCAGTGAATTTATCTTTTGCAGTATCGCAGTTATGTCTAGCTCTAAAATTAGCTCGACGAGCGGGATTGCTTTTCTTGATGGTCATGTTCGGATCACCAAACCTGACCAACTTTACTTGGTCTCCCTTCTTGGCCAGAACCGCAAACTTCTTACTGCCTCCAGAGGTTCTTTTGGGTTTGTTGTATCCCGCAAAAGTCTCACCGCGATAAGAAACACGTCCCGAAGGCGTGCGTTTTACGTTCTTGGTGCTGGCCATTACTGAGGATCACCCCCTTCAAAGAACAAAGTTACGCTGCTTACGTTGACATCATTCACGTCAATGAAGATACCCGTCTCAAACAAAACACCTGCGTCTGGAATAAACAAGTCCTGAGCGCCAGCTGCTGCTGGGGTGTTTATAGTGACCAGAGCGGTGCCCCCAGACGTTGTACCGTCCTTTAACGCGAAAGAAGAGCCTGTCGCTGTGTTGGTAAAGTAAATGCCGTACAAACGGCAACGTCCTACCACAGCTGAAGCATCT